TGACGTCCTACCTGGTCACCGGACCTGCAGCAAAATCAATGCCTTGGCATCGGGGTATTGACGATACGCAAAAACCTTGACTAGATGTTGACACGGTGAAAACCGACACGATCAGGCCGGCCGGGGGCGACCCGAGCCGGCCTTTCTCATGCCCGACCCCGGTCCCGGCCGTGGTGTTGCATCCGCGCAACATCAATCGAAATCCGGACCGACCGACCCCTCCCGACCGGTTCGGCCGGGGTGTGCCCCGGGGGTCACACCCCGTGGGTCCCTCCCGAGGCCGGAAGCATACGGGCGGCATGTGCGCGTAAGATCGCTAGTGCATTGATTTTCCAACGAGGTTGACCGGTTGACGCTGGTAGACAGCGGCCCGGCAATCGGTTGACGGAACCAAGGTGACATGGGCGACAAGGTCTTGATGCGGCAGGCGGAGTTCGCTCGCCACAAGGGATGGTCGCGCCAGTATGTCGGGAAGCTGAAGCGGACCGGCCGTCTCGCCCTCGACGGCGAGATGATCGACGTCGTCGCCACCGAGGCGATCCTGGCCGAGACGGCGGACCCGGCGCGCGAGCTGCCGGCGATCGGCCGGGGCGAGGCGCCAGCGGTGCCGGCACCGGAGCTGGTCGAGCGGCGAGACGACAAGGGGCCGGGCTTCTACGCCGCCCGTTCGCAGCGGGAAGAGGCCGACGCCAAGCTGAAGCAGCTGGACCTGGCCGACCGGCTGCGGACGGTGGTGGCGCGGGCCGATGTCGAGGACGCCTTCGCGACTCTGGGGATCTCCCTGCGCGACGGACTCGACCGCCGGCGCCAGGCGCTGGCCGAGACCGTGGCCGGACTGAAGACGGTCGATGCGATCGATGCCGCCCTCGAGGACGCGGATCGCGCCATGCTGCAGAGGCTGATCGATGACCTTCGAAAGCGGCTGGACGGGCCCGCGGACGCCGCGGCCTGACGTCGACGGCCTGCCCGACGGCCACGCGATCGCGCTGCGGGCCTTCGTCGGCGGCGCGACACCGCCGGAGCGGAAGACGGTCAGCCAGTGGGCTGGGGAGAAGCGCGAGGTTTCGGCCGAGGGCGGGTCTCCCCAGCCCGGCAAATGGGACAACGGTCTCGCCCCCTACTTGGTCGAGATCATGGACTGCCTGTCCCTGACCGACCGCTGCCGGTCGGTGGTGTTCAAGAAGTCGGCCCAGGTGGCGGGGACCGAGGCGGGGCTGAACCTGTTCGGCTACGTCGTCGACCAGCACCAGGCGCCGATGATGATCGTGCTGCCGTCGCTGGACGAGGCGAAGAAGTACGTCAAGGTCAAGCTGCAGCCGGCGATCGACGCCACGCCGGCGCTGTTCACGCGGGTACGGGAACAGAAGAGCCGGGACGAGGACGGGTCCACCACCAGCCTGAAGAAGTTCCGCGGCGGTTACTGCCAGATCACCGGAGCGAACAGCTCCAAGGGCCTGCAGATGCTGTCTGCCCGGGTGGTGATCTACGAAGAGGTTTCGGAGTGGCCGTTCGATGTCGACGGCCGCGGCGATCCGGTGGACCTGGCACATGCCCGGACCACCGCCTGGACGAAGAACCGGAAGGAATTCTTCTGCTCGACGCCGGGGCTGAAGGGGTCCTGCCGAATCTCGGCCATCTACGCGGCGTCGGACCAGCGCCGCTACTACGTGCCGTGCCCACACTGCGGCGTCTATCAGGTGTTGAAGTTCGAAAACCTGAAGTGGGATCAGGAACGCGCCCCCTACGGCGCGCACTTCCTGTGCGCCGCCAAGGGCTGCCGGATCGACCCGCATCACAAGCGGGTGATGGTGGCGACCGGGCGATGGGTGAAGACCTTCGCCGACGATGACGGCGTGATCCCGCCGGACGTTATCGCCCCCAGCGACGTCGACGCTTGGCGGTCCCGGAGCTCAGTCGGGAAGGAACCGGGCTTCGCCATCTGGCAGGCCTATTCGCCTTTCGTCCCGTGGGACGACACGGTGAAGGAATATTTCGACAGCCGGGGCGACCAGGCGAAGGAAAAGGTCTTCGTTCAGCAGCGGCTGGGCGAGGATTACGAAGAAAAAGGCGACAGCCCGGATGATGAGATGCTGATGCTGCGGCGTCAGGACTACAAGCTCGGCCGGCTGCCGCCTGGCGCGCTGGTGCTGACCGGTATGGCCGACGTCCAGGGCAACCGCATCGAATGGGGCGTGTACGGCTGGGGCGTCGACCTGCAGGGATGGCGGGTCGATGGCGGTATCATCGAAGGCGACCCGGAAGAGGACGCGGTCTGGGAGAAGCTGGCCGCGGTCACCGAACGCCAGTACGAGGACTGGCAGGGGCGGCTGTGGCCGATCGAGGCCTTCGGCGTCGACGCCGGCTACCTGTCGCACCGGGTCTATCTGTTCTGCCGGGGGCGGCCCCGGGTCTTCGCCCTCGACGGTCGGCCGGGCCATCTGCTGCCGATGGTCGGGACCCCGGTCCGCCGGGACATCAACTGGCGCGGCAAGGTGATCAAGGCCGGCGTGATGCTGTGGCCGACGGGCACCTTCTCGCTCAAGTCCTGGGTCTATGGCGGTCTGCGGAAGACCATCTCCGGACCGGACGAGAACGGCGCGTTCCCGCCCGGCACTCTGCATTTCCCGCTCGACGTCGATCGGGAATTCTTTGAGCAGATGACGGCCGAGCATCTGGCCGAGGTCGAGCAGCGGCAGGGCTATGTCGTGCGGGAGTGGCGGAAGAAGAAGAACCGCCCGAACGAACAGCTGGACATCATCGTCGGGGCCCGCGCCATGGCGGCGCATCTCGGCCTCGACCGGATGACGCCGGCGGGCAAGGAACATCTGATCGCCGAACGCGGGCAGCCGTCGCCGGCGCCCCAGGCCGATATGGCGGCCCTGTGGTCGCCCCGGCCGGCGGAGGTTGCAGCAACGTCCCAGCCTGCACCGGCCCCGGCGCCGAGGCAGGAGGAACCCCGGTCCGGCGGATGGCTGGGCGGGCGCGGCGGATCTTGGCTTGGAGACCGGTGATGGCCTTTACCCAGAAACAGCTTGACGCGCTGGACGCCGCGATCGCCAGCGGCACGCTGCGCGTGAGCTATGACGGGAAGACGGTCGAGTACCGTTCGATGGATGACCTGCTGAAGGCGCGCGCTCTGGTGGCGGGTGCCCTGCAGCGCGAGGCGGGAACGGCCCCGGCGCGCGGCAGCTATGCCAGCTTCAGCCGCGGGTGATGCGATGAACGTCCTCGACCGGACCATATCCTGGTTCTCGCCGGAAGCCGGCGCACGCCGGGCCCGGGCCCGCGCCACGATGCTGGCGCTGCGCGGCTATGACGGGGCGAAGGGTGGCCGGCGGACCGACGGGTGGACGACATCCGGCAGCTCGGCCAATGCGGAGGTGGGGCCGGCGATGTACCGCCTGCGCAACCGGGCGCGCGACCTGGTGCGCAACAGCCCCTATGCCGCCCGGGTGGTCGACATCCTGACGGCGAACATCGTCGGCACCGGCATCGTGCCCCGGTCGCGGACAGGCGACGACGCGCTCGACCAGAAGGTCAACGACATCTGGGCGCGCTGGGTCGATCAGGCCGACGCCGACGGTCAGCTCGATTTCTACGGCCTGCAGGCGCTGATGTGCCGGGGCATGATCGAGGCAGGCGAACAGCTGATGCGGTTCCGCCCGCGCCGGGCCGGCGATGGCTTGGTGGTGCCGCTGCAGGTCCAGGTGCTGGAGCCGGACTTCATTGACGACGGCCGCAGCCTGACTGGGTCCATCGGCAATTCGAACATCCGGCAGGGAATCGAATTCGACGCCCTCGGACGGCGCGCTGCCTACTACCTGTGGCGCGAGCATCCGGGCGACCCGTTCGCCAGCGTCGGATTCACCCGCGACAGCAGCCGGGTCCCGGCGTCGGAGGTGATCCACCTGTACCGCAAGCTGCGGGCCGGGCAGATCCGCGGCGCCAGCTGGTTCGCCCCGGTGATGATGAAGCTGCGCGACCTCGACGACTATCACGAGGCGGCGCTGGTCAAGGCGAAGATCGAGGCCTGCTTCGCCGCCTTCGTGATCCAGACGGAAGATGGCGGCGCCACCCCGCTGGGCGCGCCGGCGGGAACGCAGCAGGGCAAGCGGATCGAGCGATTCGAGCCCGGGATGATCGAATACCTGCAGCCCGGGCAGGACGTGAAGATGGCCGACCCCAGCGGGGCCGCCGCCAACTTCGACCCGTTCACGCTGCATGCGCTGATGGCGATTATGGTCGGCACCGGGGTCACCTATGACCAGGGTACCGGTGACCTGCGCCAGGCGAACTATTCCAGCCTGCGGGCCGGCAAGGTCGAGCAGCGACGGCTGACCGGCCAGCACCAGTGGCACGGCGTCATCCCCGTGCTGTGCGCGCCGGCCTGGAGCCGGGTGATGCGCGAGGCGGTCGGCATGGGCGAGCTGCCGGAGCGCGCCTATCCGGCCGAATGGATGCCACCGCGGGATGAGCCGGTGGACCCGCTGAAGGATCTGAATGCCGACATCGCCGAGGTCCGGGCCGGCGGCATGACCATGCCGCAGTTCATCCAGAAGCGCGGATACGACCCGCGGCGCCAGGCCGATGAGATGGCGGAGTGGAATGATCTGGCCGACAAGCTGGGCCTCGTGCTCGACAGCGATCCGCGCAAGGTCAGCCGGGCCGGCCTAACACAGGCGCGGCCGGACGGGTCGGTGATTCCGCCGACCGAGTGAACCCACAACCCCGGAGACGATGATGGAACGGCGTGTCGATCTGCCGATGCAGACGCGCTTGGCGACGGTCGGCACCGTCGACGCCGAGGCGCGCACGGTCGAGCTGGTGTGGAGCACGGGCGCCAGCGTCCGCCGCACCGACTGGTGGACCGGCAAGCGATACGAGGAAGTGCTGTCGCTGGACCCGGCCCATGTCGACATGGGCCGGCTGCAGAGCGGCAGCGCGCCCCTGCTGAACGCGCACAGCATGTGGGAGGTGTCGGACCTTATCGGCGTGGTCGAGGCGGGCGCGACCGTCGACGGCAAGGAAGGCCGGGCGGTGGTTCGGTTCTCGCGTCGGCCCGATGTCGAACCGATCTGGCAGGACGTGCAGGACGGCATCCTGCGCAATGTCAGCGTCGGCTACACCGTGCGGAAGTACGAGGTCACCGAGGAAGAGGGCAAGCTGCCCGTCTATCGAGCCGTCGACTGGGAACCGTGGGAGATCTCCATGGTCCCGGTCGGCGCTGATGCGGGGGCGGGGACCCGCGCTGCCGGCGGCAATGCCGGCCATCCCTGCGTTTTCGTCAACCGGGCACAGCCCGCCAATGGGAGTTCCAGCATGGACCCGATCGTCCAGCCGGGCACGGGCACGGCGCCCGCTGCCGTCGACACTCCGGCCACGCCTCCGGCCGGCACCCCCGAGACCCGCGCCGCTGCGCCGCAGACGCTGGCCCAGCCCGTCGCACCGGCGCCCGCTCCGGCCCCCGCGGCCCAGCCGGTCGCCGAGTTCCGGAAGGTCTGCCGTGCCTTCGGCATTCCGGAGACTCGCGCCCTCGACGCGATCGAGAAGGGACAGACCCTCGACCAGTTCCGCAACGCGCTGATCGATGAGCGCGCGGCGGCGGCCGACGAGACCTCCCAGCGCAACACGGTCCAGGTCGGTACCGACCACAGCACCGAGAAGCGGGCCGCGATCGAGGCGGCACTGCTGCACCGCCACGATCCCAACGCCAACAAGCTGGAGGGCGGCGCCCGCGAGTATCGCGGCATGTCGCTGATGCAGATCGGCATCGAGCTGGTCGAGGCGCGCGGGGTGAAGACCCGCGGCATGGGCCGAGACGACATTGCGGGGCTGATCCTGG